CACAAGATTGATGCGGACCAGCTTGAGCCTGAGCAGCGCGATGTTCTCAAGACCATCTTTCTGTCGGCTTTAAAGACTGCAGATAAATGAAAGAGGTCGAGCTCTCACATGAAGAAATGAGAGAGGTCGCTGAAACTGTTTCTCAAGTCCTCGGCATGTTATATGAAATGCAAAGCTTAGAAGCCGCATTTCAAGTTATGGCGTCTACTGTATCTTACATCTTATGCAATGATCTAGCATCAGCAGACGACGCGACACGGGCGTTAGAGAACTTTTCTAATATCGTAACAGAGACTGTTAACGCCGCATCATCAAACGGTATGGCAATGTGGACCGAGGGGACAACGCATTGACACAGACAGAGAAGCACATCGAAGCTTTAATCGATGACCTATACTTTTTGGAGAAGCGCATAAGACTCGAGGAGCGCGAGCGCGCCGCCGGCATTGTAAGAGACTATGACGCATACACGCCATACATTGTCGAGAAGCATAAGGTCGAACAACGCAAGCGCGATATTATTGAGGAGATCATGAATGGCGTTGAAGACAATCATCGTGGCACACAACGATGCATTAACCGCCGCGAAGTCTGAGGTTGATGTAGAGAAAGCAATAATGATGTATCTTAAAAATATGCTCGACGACGGCTATATAATGATACCAATGGACAGTGAAGCAATATTTGATGAGCCTGAAGCCGGTAATAGTTGAAGCATTTGGAAAGCGTGTAGACGCACGCCAAGGCTATATCGACATCACGAGAGCTGAGTGCGAAGAAAGCTTCGCAGAGTTTGTCAGGCAGGCGTGGCACGTCATAGAGCCCGGATCTGACTATGTCCACAACTGGCATATCGATTTCATCGCAGACCATTTGCTGGCGATAATGAATGAGGAGGAGTTCGATGACGGCTCCATCTATAATCGTTTAATGATAGCGATTCCACCCGGATTCATGAAGTCGCTACTCGTCAACGTCTTCATGCCTAGCTTTGAGTGGGGGCCGATGTATAAACCCCACATGCGTTACATCTGTATCTCGCACAGCCAAGAACTGGCGATTCGAGACGGCATCAAGATGCGCCGTCTTATCGAATCAGATTGGTATCGCGACAGGTGGCCGCATGTCGTCCTGCAGAAAGATCAGAACCAAAAACAGAAGTTCGAGAACACGGCGATGGGCTTTCGCCAGTGCTGCGCCATCAACTCAATAACCGGCGCTCGCGCAGATCGAATCATATGCGACGACATCCTGTCAGTTTCTGACGCTGCCTCGCAGCAGATCAAAGACACAACCAACCAGCAATTCTTTGAGGCGATCCCGACACGTCTCGTGAACCCCAAAAAGTCTGCGATCATAATCATTCAACAGAGGTTAGCGGAAGACGACATCATTGGCTCGGTGTTAGACCGCGGCCTGCCTTACGACTACATCTCCCTGCCAATGCGCTTTGACCCGTCGAGGGCGCAGCCGACAATGCTTGGCCTCGAGGACCATCGGACGGAAGAGGGCGAGCTGTTATTTCCGGATAGATTTCCGGAAGAAGTCGTTGAGCGCGACGAGATCATTATGGGACCGTGGGCCGCGGCAGCTCAGTTCCAGCAGATGCCATCGCCTCGAGGTGGCGGCGTGATTCGGCGCGAGTGGATTCCAACGTGGGACCGTCCAACCTATCCGGCTTTTGATTACGTTATCGCGGCAATCGATACGGCTTACACGACCAAGACCTCCAACGACCCGTCAGCGATGACGGTATGGGGCGTGTGGTCGAGCGGCGAGGGGATGGCGCAAGCCAACCGCACGACTGCTTACGATGGTTCGCTAACTGCGCTCGACAGGCAATACCGCGAAGAGCGACCAAAGGTCATGCTCATGTATGCGTGGGCGGAGAGGCTCGAGCTGCACGAGCTCGTCGAGAAGGTCCAAGAAACGATGGACCGATACGGCGTCCTCAAGCTGCTCGTAGAGAACAAAGCCTCCGGCTACAGCGTGGCGCAAGAGCTCCGTCGCATGTATGGGCACGAGGAGTTTGCGGTGCAGCTCATCGATCCCAAGGGACAGGACAAGCTTTCCCGTCTCTATAGCGTTCAGCACCTATTTGCCGAGGGCATAATCCATATGCCTGAGACGACGTGGTCAGATATGGTCATCAATCAGCTGGCGGTATTTCCAAAAGCGAAGCACGACGACCTTGTCGATACGACCAGTATGGCGTTAAAACACTTACGCGACATTGGCCTGCTGGTCAGGGGCGCAGAATACACAGCGCAACTAGACCAAGACAGGCTACATATCGGCTCGAACGATGAGCCACTTTACCCCGGATAATTAAGGAAAGAATAATGATACCTGCAAGCGCAGTCGTTGACGTCATCGAAAGGCCGCCAGCCCACGGCCAAGGCCTCGGCAAGTTTAAAGTGACTGTCTGGGGGAAGGAGCCGCACGACTATGTGCGCACCTACCATATACAGGTTAAAGATGATAATATGGCGGCTCGAGAGGGCTTAGACCGTTTCGTTGAAGAGATTTCGCGTCTTCTTATTGACGCCAAAGGACATTGATCATGCCAATGACGCCGGGGCTTAATCCTAATATTCGTCAAGAACAGGGAGAGCCGCTAGGCCTCGGTGGCGCACAGGATGTAATGGTTGAGATCGACGATGGCGTCGACAAACCAGAAACCGACGACAACGGTAACATTCTGAGAATTGAGCATGATGATGGCTCCATCAGTGTATCACTTGATGGCCGTCCAGTGGACGGTCCAAGTGATGCAGAGAGAGCACAAGAGTGGTTTGCGAACCTAGTCGACGACATCGACCAAGGCGAGCTGCAGCGTATTTCTTATGACTTACTTCGTGGCGTTCAAGACGACTTGGACAGCCGCGGCGACTGGATTGAAGACAGAGCGCAGGGCATTAAGTTGCTTGGCCTCAAGATCGAAATTCCGGGCCTTCAGGGCGCATCCGACGGAGCGCCTGTGGAGGGCATGAGCAAAGTGCGCCACCCGCTCCTACTTGAGGCAGTCTTACGCTTTCAGGCTAACGCCCGCAGCGAGATGCTTCCGACTGATGGGCCGGTGAAGGTTCGGAGCGAGACAGACGGTGATACTCTTCAAGAGGATGAACTGGCTCATGCGCTCGAAACCGACCTCAACCATTACCTCACAGCCATCGCAAGAGAGTATTATCCCGACACCGACCGAATGCTATTCATGCTTGGTTTTGGAGGGACCGCTTTCAAGAAAGTCTATTTCTGCCCTCTTCGCGGAAGGCCGGTTAGTGAAAGTGTCGACGCTGACGATCTTATCGTTAACAACGCTGCCACAGACCTAAGCACGGCAAAGCGTATCACGCACCGCGTTATGATGCGGCCTTCAACTGTTAAGCGCCTGCAGATCCTTGGCGTGTATCGCGATGTAAATCTTTCAACGCCGGCTCCAGAAAACTACGACGCCGTTCAGCGTGAGAAGATGGAGCAACAAGGAATCAGTCTTGATGCACGCAACCCTGAAGATCGTGACAGGGAAGTGTATGAGATCTATTGTGAGCTAGATATATTTGGCTTTGAGCACAAATATAAAGGCAAAGAGACGGGTTTAGAAATTCCATATCGTGTTACAATCGACAAGAGCTCGAAAGAGATTCTTTCCATTGTAAGAAACTACGATGAACCGACTGGCGAAGAAGGCGACGAACTACCTGAAGCGCGAAACAACTTTGTTAAATATACGTTCGTCCCCGGTATGGGCTTTTACGATATTGGTCTACTGCACATCCTTGGTAACACTACTAACGCGGTGACTGCTGCTTGGCGCGAAATGTTGGACGCAGGTATGTATGCCAACTTCCCCGGCTTCCTGATGGCCGACACGGGCGCTCGCCAAAATACAAACATCTTCAGAGTGCCTCCGGGCGGCGGAGCGTTGGTGAAGACGGGAGGCTTGCCGATCAATCAAGCGATCATGCCTTTGCCATACAAAGAGCCGGGGCAAGCCCTGATGAACCTTGTTCTCAACATGGTCGAGACTGGACAGCGCGTCGGCACGACAAGCGAACTGCAAGTAGGCGAGGGACGGGACAACGCACCCGTTGGCACTACATTGGCTTTGATCGACCAAGCTACGAAGATTTTGAATGCAGTTCACAAGAGACTGCATGTTTCACAGGCTGAAGAGTTCGATCTGCTCGTTCGTTGCTTCCGCGAACACCCAACATCTTTCTGGGGTAAAAACAAGAAGCCTCATTACAAATGGGATGAGGCAACATTCATTGCCGCGCTTGATGATTGCGAATTAGTCCCACAGGCAGATCCAAACACTGCAAGCCAGACGCAGCGCCTGATGAAGATCATGGCGTTGAAGCAACTTCAGGCTGCTAACCCCGGCATGTATGACGCCAAGGCTATCGACCTTGCGGCAATGAAGGCGATGGGTTGGAGCAACCCAGAACAATTCCTTGCTCCACCTCCACCTCCGGGTCAGATGCCGCCAGAGATGATGAAGGAAGTTGAAATGCTAAAGGTCGCCAACAAGTCTGCCGACGCGCAGATGTTGACGGCTCAAGCAAAGATGGCGGACACACAAGCAAAGATACAGCAGAACGGCCAGCAGGCCGCGCCGCTTGATCAGAACAAGTTGATCGACCTGAAGCTTAAGCAGCAAGACCTGCAACAAAAGCAGATGGAGACGCAGGCGCGCATGCGCGAGGCAATGATGCAGGCCGAGAGCGATAGGGCCGATACTGATGCCCGTATGCGTGAAGCCATGATGAAAAATCAGGACGACCGCTTTGAGGCCGCAAACCGTCAGCGCGACAGAGAAAGCAAAGAGCGTCTGGCGGCTGTTAAGCTTGCGGCTGACATTGCAAAGAACCCTGAGACATTAAAGGTGATTGATAAGTTTTTGACGCCTGACATGCTGCAGCGCCTTGAGTCTAACGAGCCACCGATAGAGAACCAGTGATGGGCAAGAAGACGATCAAGGGCCTCGACTACCCACTGAAGAAGTCGAAGAAACTTGATGCGGCGCTTGAGGCTGGCAGCAAGACGGGCAGTGTCGCCGTCATGTCTCCAAAGCAATATCTTAAACACGCAAAGCGTCTGCCGGACACAAAAGAGGACAGGCTCCTTATCGAAGCATTTAAGTCAAGGATGCAGAAGGGAAAAAAGTTTAAACCCTTAAAGCTCCTTGGGCACAACCAAGCCGACGGGCGCCACAGGGCGACTGCGGCGGAAGAAATCGGCATTAAGGAAGTGCCCGTCATTGACTACAGGGAGAGTGGCTTGAAAAAGATGAAAGGCGTTCACTCTGTAAGCCAAAGGGGCTCCAAGGTTGGGAAGATCGAAGAGGAGCTGCGCAAGGAGCGCGCCTCTGGCGGTCAAGTCAATGCGGCGCACTTGCCGCTCGAAGACCACGACCCCAATGCGGCATTCCGCAAGTTAATTGCATGGAGCTTTGCAGTCGCGCCGTTGTTCTCTCACCCACGGCTAAACCGTGCCGACGGTGGCGAAGTTGAGGGCGACGTCCAATTTGCGCCTGAAGAAAACACGCCAAGCCTGCCGACGTTTGCGCAGCAAAACCCGCAGGAATCAATTCGTGCGGCGCTTGAGGCGGCAAAGAGCTTGCCAGAAAAGCGCGAGGCTACGCTATCAGCATATGAGCCAACGATTGGCGAGAAGATTTATGGAGCCGTTGCTGGTCTTGGCAGTGAGCGTCCGTCTCCTGAGCGTCGTCGCTTTGCAGAGGGTGTGAGTGAGCTTGCTGGTCTTACGCCCGGACTAGGCAACGTGATGGCGGCGCAAGAAGCCAAGCGCGCCGGAGAGCGTGGCAGCTATGGAGAGATGGCATTAGCGTCTCTTGGTGCATTGCCAATGGTTGGCCCTACTGAAAAGAAGGCTGCAGAAACTGCAGTTAATGTCGCTCGTCGATTGACAGATCTTGGTCATTACAGCCCTGCCGCAGAAGCAGTGGCATCATTAAAGCAGGAGAAAGGACCTGCCTCACAGATGCTTGGCGCGTTGAAAAACCTGCCGGGTGTTAAACCAGAAGAATTGAAATGGTCAGGTATTGAAGGTGCATTTCAGCCTAGCGAGACTGTAACGCGCCAGCAGATCATGGATTATCTGCATGAGAATTTGCCGCAGGTTAAAGAGACGACGCTTGGCAGAGATAGAATAAATTTAGTTCAAAACGAAGAGGAGCCTCATATTTTTGAGGTTTATCATGCTGGCGATCCAGAGGGACAGCATTATGGACAAGTTGGTGAAATAGTTCAAAATCCTGCCGGTAGATATACGGTTAATGTTCCGGGGCTTTCTAGGCATAATTTTGCTACTGTTGATGAAGCTAGAGAATATATCAACAGATCTTCAGATATTGGTTCTACAACAAAGTATCATAGCTACACCATACCCGGCGGTGAGAACTACCGCGAGGTGTTGATGCATTTGCCGGAAAAACAAAATGCGGCGATTGATTTCGGGAAGTCTCCGGCAACGTCATTGTTTGAAAAAGATATGATGGAGAAATACGGTGGAAATTCTTTTACTTCCGTTTATAACAAGCTTTCTCCATCTGAAGTAGACAAATATGAGATGTATGTGAGGGAGGATAGAAATGCTGCAAAGACAGCTTCTATACTTCAGGATCGTGCAAATAACTACAAATCCTCCCACTGGGACGAACCCAATGTCCTCGGCCACCTCCGCATGTCTGACCGCACTGGACCAGAGGGTGAAAAGATATTGCACCTTGAGGAGCTGCAAAGTGATTGGGGTCAAGAGGGGAGAAAAAAGGGTTTTAATTCTTTACCAGAAGAGTCAAAATTTTCTTATGTAAGACAACCGGATGGATCATTTATTGTCCAAGATAGTAATGGAACTCAATGGTCTCATGTTGATAGTGAAAATGAAGCTCAAAGAATAGTTGATAGAAATAATAGGCAGCAACCAACAAAAAGTATTATTCCTTCTGCTCCCTATGTCACCAACACCCAAAACTGGACAGACCTTGGCCTAAAGCGCGCATTGCGTGAGGCTGCTGAAGGTGGTTACGACAAAATGATATGGACGCCGGGCGCAGAGCAGGCGGCAAGGTATGATTTGAGTAAGCATTTTAAAAAGATTTGGTATGACCCAGAAGAAAAAACTCTTTCTTATATGCAACATGGAAAACCCGGATATGAAAAAATGGAAGATGTTGCGGGAGATATTGAGCCGCATGAAATAGAAGAACATATTGGCAAAGAAGCCGCCGAAAGACTTCTTGCAACAGAACCTCATCCTTTAAGTGGCAATCATTCATTAGAAGGTGAGGATCTAAGAATGGGCGGAGAAGGTATGCAATCTTTTTACGATAAGATCGTTCCGACTCAATTAAGCAAATTGATAAAAAAGCTTGACCCTAATGCCAAGATTGAAATGGGTGGGCATAATCTAAAAGGCAAAAAAGGTAACGATGTAAACGCCCACGTCCTTCACATCACCCCAGAACTCCGCAAGCGCATTCTTGAAGGATTGCCTGCTTATGAGCGTGGCGGCTCTATCGTAGACCACGCACTTGAGGTATTATCTAAACACCGCAAATAATTGCGTCGGGGGACGCCCCGTTTAATCCGGCCGGAGAGAAATAATGTATGAGATGGCAAAGACAGCCCGTGAGAAGATGAAGGCCAAGGCCAAGTCTCTCGCAGGCGAAAAAGATCGTAAAGTCGATTCAAGCGACTGGACCCCTGCTTCTCCTTTGAATGCGGAAGCAAAGACGGGTCTGCGCCCAATTTCCCAGCGCCAGTATAAGAAGGGCGGCAAGGTTGATGGTAAGGCACCTAAGCCACGCGCCGACCGTATGGCCCGCAAGTCTGGTGGCCGCACCGTTGAGAAAGACATTGGCGTCGGAATGGCCAATAAAGACATGCGTGCAGCCAATAAAGACCGAGAAGGCGTAAAGCACATCGGCGGCTATAAAGACGGCGGCGGCATCAAAGACAAGAAAGCCCTTGGAGCTATCGATCCGTCGCCAAAGCGTTCAGCTGTTGAGCACTACAAAAAAGGTGGCAAAGTTAAAAAGGCAGGCGGCGGCGGCAGCTGGCTGGAGAAGATGGTCGGCAAGCCAAAGACCGGCAGCGACTTGAGTGAAGTTGGCAAGGACCAGACGCAGCGTTACAGCCAAGAAGAAAAGGGCGCACTCGACCGCGCAATTCGTGGCGACGATTCCCTGCCATCGCCAGATGAGGCTGCGGAATCAGCAGCACGCACGGGCGACAAGCGCGGCGGCATGGTGAAGCGTAAGGCCCACGCCAAGGGCGGCAAGGCTGAACATCCCGACGTCAAAGAGGACAAGGCGCTCGTCCGTAAGATGGTCAAGAAAGAAGCCTTGACCGGCAAGAAAGAGGGCGGCGAAGCTAAAAGCCGCATGGCCCGCGCAACTGGTGGTCGCGCCCGTAAGGGTAAGACAGACATTAAGATTAACATTCTGTCGGCTGCTCCACAGCGCCAACAAATGCCTGCTGGCATGATGCCACCAGCGCCCCCTGCAGCTCCTCCACAGTTACCTCCTGCCCTTGCTGGCGCGGCTGGAGCTCCTCCCGCAATTCCTATGGGTGCAGTTCCCGGACGTAAGGCTGGCGGTCGTATCACCAAGGTTGCCAAGTCCTATAAGGACATGGAGGCTGGCTCAGGTTCAGGCGAAGGTCGCTTGCAGAAAGAAGATATCGCTAAGCTGCATAAAGATGCTCCAGCTCGTAAGTCTGGTGGGAAGGTTCGCGGCAAGTAATTGTTATGTAAAAACAAAACCCTACGACGCTCGTAACGACGTAGGGTTTTTATCCACAATCAGAGGTGACTGATTATGAAATATCGCAACGATATCACGTCAAAGTTTGTTAAATCAATATTGTATTATAATCCTGATACTGGAATGTTCATATTTAAAGAAAATAATTTAATAGCAGGAACAAAAGCAAAAGATAATAAAAATGAATATATTAGGATATCAATTAAAGGTAAATGTTATTTAGCGCATAGGATAGCTTGGTTATATATTTACGGCAAATGGCCCGTTGGCGACTTAGATCATATAAATACAATAAAATATGATAATAGAATAAAAAATTTAAGGGAAGCAAATCAATCTAACAATCAAGCAAATGTTGGAATACGAATTGACAATAAGACTGGATATAAGGGAGTTGGGTTCCATAATCAAACTAAAAAATATAGAGCCCGTATAGTTAAAAATGGGAAAAGATTTGAATTAGGTAAATTTGATACACCCAAGGAAGCTTATGAAGCTTATAAACAGGCGGCTATCCAATTACAAGGAATATATGCTAGAGTATAAATGGCTATTTTTGTAATAGCTGGGCGGTTTCTACATCCCCTTCCTCGGTAGATCCGCCCTTAAATTATACATGAGGAAGGCCAGTTAGAAGGGGCTGGTTATGACTGCGCTGACGCCACAGCACGTCTACCGACGTGAATTATTTATTTTGATTGAGCTTGAGATCGAGAGGTTGATGGAAGTTCTTTCAAATGGACACTTGGAAAATTACGCTGAATACAAATATTTAGCGGGTAAGATTGCGGGCTTACGCCTTGCAGATGAATATCTCGGTGAAGCAGACCGGATATGTGCGGAGAAGTATCGTTAACGAGGAAGGGGAAAATAAAATGCCAGCTATGCTTATGGAACACGATGTAGACCCAAAGCAGAAGCTGTTACAAGATCTAGGTGACTTATCTAATATTGAAATTTTCAACAATCAGATACTTGTTGCAGTATACATTAGGCCGACAAAAACTAAGAGTGGCCTTTACTTGGCCGACAGAACTATCGACGAAGACCGATACCAAGGAAAAGTTGGTCTGTTAGTTGGTATGGGACCATCCGCTTTTCATGATGAAAGCGGTCAATGGTTCGATCAGGCAGCATTCAACATGCACGACTGGCTTGTTTTCAGGCCTTCAGATGGTTGGAACATAACCATCAACGGCGTGCTGTGCCGAATGCTATCGGATACGCAGGTAAAAATGCGTGTTCCTGCACCTGACGTGGCTTGGTAAATGGAGATTTAAATGTCGGACGAGGATAATGGTATTGAAGTCGTGCTTGAAGAGCCAAAAAAGGCTGATGATGACACGCCAGAAGTGGAAATAATAAGTGAAGCTTCTGAAAAAACGCCTAAAAAAGCTGAAAAACATGAAATTACGCCTGATGAAGGCATTTCTGAGCTTAAAAAGAGCCTTGAGCGCGAGAAGCAAGCACGATTAGAGGCAGAAAAGCGCGCTATTGCGGCTCAAAAGCAGATTGTTGAAGAAAAAGAGAACACTGCTGAGGCACAATATCAACTTGTCTCTAATGCTCTTGAGACAGTTAAGGAGCGCGCCGAGACTTTGAAGGCTGCTTATGCTGAATCAATGCAGGTTGGCGACTACGCCAAAGCTGCAGAGATACAAAATGCTATGGCCGTTAATGCTCATCAGATGGAAAAGCTGAAGGACGGCAAAAAAGCAATGAAGAAGCAGCTAAAGGATGCTGAAAATGCTCCGGCTGCTCCTCAACCTAAAGGAGACCTTGTTGATCAGCTTGCAGAGAACGTATCTGACAAGTCTGCATCTTGGTTGCGTGAATCTCGAGATTATCTAAAGAGCGAGAGAGATATTCGCAAAATGTTTCGCGCTCATGAGGATGCAATTGATGATGGCATTGCTCCAGACACAGACGAATATTTCGAGTTCATCGAAGGTCGTCTTGGAATGCGAAATAGGCTGGAGAGATCTGAAACAGTAGATAATCCTCTTTCCGCAGCCTCTGCCCCTGCTCCTAAGAAGGCACCACAGCCACCGCCAGCACCTGTATCTCGTAGCACGCAGCGCCCTAACGTCATGCGGCTAACGGCTGCAGAGGCAGATATGGCGTCATCTTTGGGTATGTCGCCTGAAGAATACGCAAAGAACAAAGCACTTGCTATGAAAGAAGGCCGCTACGGCCATTAAGGATTGATCTATGAACACGACGACTGAAGGCCGCGGCATACGCGGAGGTAAATTCTCTGGGCTTGCAAAGGCAACTGTAGCCACAGAGGCAACTGATGAGTTGCGTCCACCCGTAAGAGAGGACGACCCAAGGGCACGAGCCAAACAGCGTGCCGATGAGCTCCGTGGCCATCTTGGTGACGTAGTAGACGGCACTGATGACTTCTACATTTCTGCAGACGTCATCCCTGATGGGTGGACCTATGAGTGGAAACGCCACACAACTTACGGCGCTGAAGATCCAACCTATCAGGTTGCTCTTGCGCGTTCAGGTTGGACAGCTGTTCCTGCAACACGTCACCCGGAGATGATGCCGCATAATACGGAAAGCCGCACAATTCTCCGTAAAGGCATGATCCTTATGGAGTGCCCGAAAGAAATTATTGACGAGCGCAAAGATGCGGAACAGCGTAAGGCTCGCTTACAGGTTCGCGCCAAAGAGCAACAGCTGGCCGGCACACCTGATGGCACACTTACAAGAGATCACGCTCAGGCACGTCCTCAGATTAAGAAGTCTTACGTCGCTATGGAAATACCGAAAGAATAGTCAACAATTATGGGCGGAAGAACTCTCCATATAGTTCTTCCGCTTTTTTCTTGTATGCCTCGTGGGCTTCTTCTGGAGTTTTAAAATATCCAATCCATTTTTGTTTTCCTTCTATTGATATCCTAGCTCTATATTTACCATTCCTTTTATCTAAATGAGCTCCCTTTAAACCGCTCAGATTATGAGATCTTGATTTTGTGTTTCGACAATTTTCTGAGTGAGTCGCTTTTCTTAAATTACATATTTTATTGTCTGTTCTATCCAAATTTATATGGTCGATTTGTTCATTTTCTTCTAAAGAACCATAAAAAATTATCCAAGCTAATCTATGAGCAAGATAATCAACTCCATTTATCCTAATTGTTGTATATCCCTTTGAATGTCGTGTTCCAGCCTTCATTCCTGCTTTAATAGGTCCTTTTTTGTTTATTTTCCAAGTAAATAAGCCAGTATTAGGGTTATAATTTATTTGTGAATTTAACTCTTCAACAGAGGGTAATTTTGATGCGACAATAGGCATTTGATTTAATTACTTTATTGCATTATATTGGCGACAGGCCGGTAATCGGCTTGGGCCTCCTCGGCGTGAGGCATTAGCTTTCTCTGTTCCGTATAATCGCCCCGGTGCGCGATGAAGGAACTCCTGTAAAAAGGAGAAACCATCGTGGCCAACACTAGCAGCCCCTTTGGATTCCGTCAATATGCAGGAAACGGTTCTGCTCCTACTTACGAGCAAGTTCAGTATCCTATCGCATACAACTCTACCAATATCTTTTTTGGCGACCCAGTAACAGCCGTCAGCGATGGCACGGTTACT